TTTTACCCCTTACACTCTCTTTACTTAGTTGCCTGAAAATAAATAGAGCAGAACATTTATAATTAGAATCCATGGAACAAATATTTATATGTTTACAAGTATCACAGGGAAAGTCCACTTCAACCTCCTTATTTTCTTAAATACTTATCCGCGTTTGAACAATAATCGTTTATCCATCCTTGACCTTTAACATGGAATGTACAATCTTTTGTTTCTTTCATTTCTATTGTTGATGGTTTCCCATTTGAATCACTTGAAGCTACTACCACTACAAAAATAAAAAAGAAAATTAAAAACGGTGAAGCTAAAATTAACCCACATATTCTATCGCCTTTTGTCATTTGAATCTCCTTCGTTTTGGTTCTTCTTTTAATTGTTTATTCCTTATTTGTTTTTGTTCTTTGTTCTTTGCTTTTGCTCGGATTCCATCTTCTATGTTTTGTTTGTACTTTGGTTTCTTTTGAAGTCTTTCAAGTCTTTTCTTCTGTTCTTCTTGGTATTTTACATCATTAGCCCATTTATCACTTTCCTTTTTCCTGTGTGCTTCTTTCTTACCGGCTCTCATTGCTTGAGTTGATTTATTTCTACTCTTCTGGTGTTCAGTTCTTCTTCTTTTTGAGTGTGCCATTATTTTTTCACCCAAACATATTTTTGTTCTGAAAAACTATATACAAATTCAACTTTGAATTCTTCAGCATAGCATTTCGGGTCATAATAAGCTGTACACATACTGCCAGCCCATTCTTTATAACTCTGCCTTTGCCAAACATGTTTCACCATTTCTGGCTTATGTCCTATCTTTCCGCATCTTCTACATCTTTTATGTATCATAATTATATTATCTTCCTTCGTCCATGAATTTACTTGGGCCGCCTACTGTTCTGTCCCCAAGTTTGATAACTTTCTTTTGCATTACTTTCAATTGAGGCTCATCAAAAGTTTGGCTCTCAAGGATTTCACCTTTCTTGTTAACTGCTGGTTGAATTGATATTCTATCACAACCATTTAAATAAGCATGCCTTGAAACTGCAATCCCTTTGAATCCGCTTACTGAATCTTTTACTTTATCACCTAATTTTACCACTTTAACCTCCTTTTATGTATCATGTTATTATTATATATTATTTATCCAATTCTTTCACTATTCTTTCTATTTCTTCATTGTATTCCTCTTCATTGCTCTTCATGTTCTCAGCAGATATTGTTAATACTTCTCCGCAATGCATGCAAATCCCCCTAAGTTCAATAAATTTTTCTCTAAAATAATGCATTCCAAAAATAGATTCTTCACATTCTCCAAAAACTGGATGAACAATATAGCTGTGAGGACAATGTTCCAACATATCTCCTGTCTTTTTATCTCTTAATTTTTTCCCATTGTGATTCTTTGCATCTACAAATCTTATATCATACATGTCTAATAAACCTCCAACATATCCATATCCAAACCATTAATGGTGCAATAAAATACTTAAAACTTAGAGTAATTTTTGTTACTGTTCGTTTAAAAAAGATTAAACGTAGCAAAATGCAATGCAAATAAAAACAAAAAGACAAAAATATTATACCACCACCGATATACATTAACCAATTCATTTGTTTTTCTCCAGTTTTGTCTTTTTTTCTTCAAGAATTTCTATCTCTTCGTTTAATTTTTTCATTTCTTTGGACATTTCCTTTCTTTTCTTAGTCCAACTTTCAACATCTGCTTTATCTGATAATGCTGCTTCCATTCTATTCCCCATTGATTGTATTTCTTCAGCCAAACCCAATGCACTTGAAAAGTTTCTGGTTTCATAGCATTTTCTTAATTCTTCTATTACATCACAAATTGTTCTATGAGGATATGCGCTGTAATAACTCATTTATTCTCCTTTAATAGTTCCTTGTTCTCATAGATATTACCGATGACTTCACTATCTTTAAGTTCACTAGCAGATAATATACCTTCAGTGAAATCCGAATTATCTCCTACAAATTCACCTTCATTAAATTTCACAATAAAAGATTCTTTATATAAACTAACTATATCCCCTTCATATATCTCCTTCCCATTTTTATTCTTTAGACCTGTGTATTGCATAAGTTCCCATTCGTGATAATCTTCTTTCTTTTGATAACCTAAAAAATTCTTAAACTCATAATGGCTTCTGTCATCAAAATCAATACCTTTCTCAACACCACAATACATAACTTTGTCTCTTTTATCCCAAGCTCTAAACTTTATTTCTCTTTGTTCCATGATTGTATTATATATTAATCCTTTACTTTTACTAAAAAGTAATGCCAAACCAAAACATTTCTAACCTCAGTAACCTTATTGAAATTATTATCTTCAAATACCTGAGAATCTGTCTCTACTACTGTTGACAAATAAACTGCACCTTCTGGTATTAAATGACCTGTTCCGTATTTAAATACTTTCTTCATGGTTATATTATATATTATTTATTCACTTCTTCTATTTTATACCAGTAATCCCAATCACAGTCAGAAACAATTATATCTTTTTTATTATTATTAACATATACATATTCTTTAGCATTTAGAATAAGAGAATACTGCCAAAGTTCATCAAAATAGTGTTTGGAGTAATTGCTTCTGAATGCTAAATCTCCCGATTCTAAATATTCTCTTTTACAAGGAGTTAGTTTGCAGGAAACACGTGAATTGCAATTATTGGCTGGCTGCACCATATAAACCTTGGAACGATTACTATAATATAACTCTTGTTTCTCATCATTGAATAAAATTCCTTTCGAGTAATGTGTAGTGCCTTCATTTATCTTAATACTATTAGGTACAAGTATGTCTTTTTGTAAATTTTCTTTTTTAAAGTTAGCTACAGTTTCAGCACTTAACTCAATTTTCTTTCCGTCGACACAAATGTAATTCATTTTATCTCCTTTTTTTATAAAATCTCTAATATTAGCATTACCGTCACGCTCTTTAACTTTTATATAGGTATCATCTAAATCATTAATAAAACTATCTATAGTATATACTTTATTATTTGAACCTCTCCAAAAGTTTCCGATATATTTTACTCTATCTCCAATCTTAAATTGTGGTGTTTTTTTAATCCGAGTCCAATAAACATGGTCTTTATGCATTTCCATTGAAACTGTACTAGAGTGTTCCCAATCCATACAGTAATAGTCTTTTGTATAGCCTTCAACAATTGTAGCTTTTCCAGTTATACTATCTTCAACCCTATCACCGACTTTAAATTTAAATTTATTTTTCATGTTGATATTATATATTATTTCTTCCACTTTCTAAAGTTTCTTGTATTGATGAATAATCCTGGTATACATACTATTAACAATCCTGGTAATGATTTATGTATGCCAACTATTATCCAACATATTCCGCTAATGGCAAATAGAATGAATCCGAAACGTTTTTTGTTTCCTAGTATCCATCCACCAACTAATTCACACACACCTGCTATTATGCTTAGTATTATCATGTTATTATCCCGTCTGCTAAGCCCATGCTAATTGCACCTTTCGGCTCTAACCAGGAATTTGCTTGCATGTTATGTCTTAGTTCTTTTAGTTTTGTTCCGGGTTTCTTTTCCCGTATTCTTTTTAAGTATATTTTTTCCATTATTTTATTACATTTGTTGTCTTCTAATGCGTCTGCTATCACGTTTCTGCTTTCACCTTCTATTGTTGATTCACCGTAATGTATCATGAATTGACAGTTGGGTGATAATAATCTTTCATCACATGCTTGTAATATAATAGTGCCCATTGACCTTACTCTTCCATAGCATTCCATTATTACTTCATTTGGTATTTTTTTAATTAAGTCATATATTGCCATACCTGCTTCCCATGTTCCACCATGTGAATTCCATATTATAGTTATTGGTGTGGTTGCTTTCATGCTTAATAAATATAATCCTTTAACTAAGTTTTGAGCTGATAAATCACTTACCTCCCATTGGTCTTCTTTTGGTTCAGCTGCTTGCCAGGGCATGAAAAATATAGTTCTGTTATCTATATCTATATTTCTGTTGTATAGGTTTTCTATATTTATATTCATTATATTTATTTATATACCAACTTTTTATAACTCATTCTGTCTCAATTAGTTGTAAATATTTTATAAACTGTTATCCTTATATAGGTATTATATATTATTTTTTAAGTTTTCACACCTCTTTTCATCCCCTCTGTCCCGTCAAGATTGATATTTCTTATCCCCTGCAATAATTTTTTATCAAGAGTACTCTTTTCTAGTATAATTGTAACCTTGTCTTGTTTTTCCCATCTTTTTTTATTACTTGTAGGACTACATCCTAACAATATTTCATTATTTACTACTCTACCATCTCTTTTATTTAACTTGTATTTCTTAATGTATTTATTTATTATTTGCTTCATTTTTTTATCAGATAAATAATAGTTCATGAACCAATTAGCTTTCTTAGTTTCTCCTGAAGCAATTAATTTCTTAAAATTAGTGGGGGGTTGTGCCTTTTTATATAACTCAATATATATATTCATACAAATTTTCCATAACTGTTCATTTGTTTTCATCTTCTACCCCCTTTTGACCATTTCTCAACCAATTTTTATATTTACTTATCAATTCATTAAATGACATCGGCATAAAGTGATTCACATCTACTCCTACATTTATACAATCAGTAAATCCTTCACCTTTTCTAATTCTTTTGAATGCCCATTTTTCATGAACATGTCCAGTAAAGTTAATATCAAAGTTGATATCCGCCCATTTTGGGTCGTGAACTAAGTTAATTCTTTTGCCACCATAGTAAATAACTAAATTACTAATAATTGTTTTTGTTGAATTATTTTTATCATGGTTTCCTTTTACATGAATAATCTTTCCATTTAATTTCTTCTCCCATTCTATTGCTTTTATCGGTGTTCCTTCACCAGGTTTACCACCGAGAGAATTCTTAAAGCAGAAATCACCTATATGGAAAATGGTATCTTCTGGTTTAACTCTTGAGTTCCAATTTCTAATTAGAGTGCTGTTCATTTCGTCAAGAGTCTTAAATGGTCTATTACAAAACCTAATTATATTAAAATGATTGAGGTGAAGGTCACTTACGAACCAATATTGCATTTTTTTATTTTGATATTACTATATCAACACTTTTCTTTGTCTTTGAAACTTCTTTAGCTTCTTTTTTTAATACCCTCATTCTAAAAGGTGTTTGGATTTCTTTCTTTCGTTCTTCTCTAAATTTTTTAGTATCATCAATATTCCCTTCAAGGAATATTTTTAGTGTTGCTTCTTTTAAATGACAAGCATATATTCCCTCTATTATTAATACATCAATTGCTTTATTATTAATTGTGACTTTTTCATATGTGTTAGTGAACTTATGGATACGTTGTATATTTAAGAGTTTATCTTTGCTGTTAAATTTTCTGATTAAATTTGTTAATTTCACCCAATCTATTTCGCACATACCTACTAAATTCATTCCGCCTTTTGCTCGGACTTTATTTCTATCATTCCACATAGTCTTATAATAGTCATCTACTGATATCATACAACTTCTTATTTTATGTTTGTCCCAAAGAGCTTGCTGAAGCAAATGAGATACTTCAGTTTTCCCAGTTCCACTTTGTCCTCCAATAGCAACAACTATCTTATTATGATAATATGTTGACATAATAAAAGGTAAAATTTTCTTTGCTTTTTTCTTATGAATTATTTTTATAAGTAGCTTATCACCTATCATTTCTCTATCTCCCAAGTATAATCATCATCCCCGAAGCCTGTTCTTATTTTAATATAAACAATATCACAATTTGGGCAAGCAAATCTATCAATAAAGCCCACTTCAAAAGTCTTACCACACTTACAATTTACTGTTAACTTACTCATTATTATTTTTTAAAGATAACAACTATCGCCATCACATTTTTGTTTTGGTTTTGATTTTAAAACTCCCTCTTTACTCCCATCTCTAAAAACTGTTACTCCTTTGCATCCCATTTTCCAAGCTTGCATATAAATATTCTTTACATCTTCAACACTAGCATCATTAGGTAAATTAACAGTTTTTGAAATGCTACCGTCTAACCATTCTTGCCATTTAGCTTGAACTTTCAAATGCCATTCTGGAGTAATCTGATGAGCTGTTCTAACCCATTTTGATTTATATAATTCTCTAGTCTCTCTAATAACTCCTATTGTTAAATTTCTTGTAAAATCTATATCAAATACAGGTTCTATTCCGCTACTACAATCAGCTAGTAAAGATAAACTTCCTGTTGGTGCTATTATTCTTTTCCAGAAACAATTTTTTGCTAATTTATCAGTAATTTGTTTATATACCACCCCTACTTGGTCTATAAAATCTAAACATTCTTGACTATCATATTTGATTTCAAGTTTAATTAAACAATCAGCAAACCCCATTATGCCAACACCTATTGGGTCTAATTCTTTCATTGTTTTAGTAATTTGTTGTAATGGATAATGAGATACTGCATTATTATTTCTCAATGCTCTTACTGCTATTTCTACATATTTTGCAAATAAATTAAAATCAAATTTATTATATTTAACTAATTTACTAAGATTAATACTACCTAAGCAGCAAGCACCATACGGAGGCAAAGGAACTTCCCCGCACGGATTTGTTGATTTAATTTTTACTTTGGGAAATAATTTATTATCTTTATTTATTCTATCATAAAACAAAAATCCTGGGTCACCTGAGTTCCAAGCGCAAAAGCACATGATATCAAATATAGTTTTTGCATTAATTACTTCTGATGTAATATTATTAGTAGGGTTTTTTAATTCTATTTTATTATTCTTTTCTACATCTTGCATAAACTTATCACTAACCATAACAGATATATTAAAGTTAGTTAAATCCCCCTTTAATTTACTCTGGATAAACTCTTTTATTTCAGCATGTTCAAAGTTAAGTACTCCCATCAATGCTCCACGTCTAAATCCACCTTGACTAACTACTTCTGTCCAAACATCAAATCCCCGCATAAATGATACTACACCACTACTTGAACCCCCTGTGGATAATGCAGCTCCCTTTGGTCTTAAGTTACTAAAATTCATACCAACACCGCCACCATTCTTAAAAATCATAATCATATCCCTAAGAGCATCGCTAATACTTTCCATAGTATCTTCTACTGGTAATACAAAGCAGGCATGGAGCATTCCTTTTTTAGTTCCAGCATTCCTAATACAAGGAGAGTTAGGTAAGAAATATCCTTCGCTCATAGCTATTCTTAATTTCTTTTCAAATCTTTTATCTCCTAAAGATAAAGCTTCTGCTACTCTTTTGTAAACATCATTTGGTTGTTCGTTAGCACGACAATATTTCTTTTTTAATAAATCTTTTGCATTCTTACTAAGTGCCATTTTTCTCCTGTTACTTTAAATCGGCTTTTAAACTTGCTAATATTTTTAATGCTTTTTTTCTTCTACCTTTAAAAATTAAATCTACAATTTCTTTACAACTAGAACACATCTCTTTTCTTTCTATATCAATTGTTTTTGCTTTAGGATGTTCCCCTTCAAAATAAAATGTAGGTTGAGATGCTAATTCTTGTCTAAGTTCATTCAATCGAGTTAAACTAACCATTGATAAGAGAAAAGTTTCCCCTTTAATTGGATGACCACAGATATCACAATAAGAAACATTCATAATTTAAGATTTTAATTTAGGACAATCACTACAAACTGTCGTTTTAGTTCCATCTCTATGATAAGTTGTTGTGGCACACTTTACTATTTTTTTACAAACATCACACTTTATTTTAGGTACTTTGATAAAAATTTTCCCTAGTTTCTTTGAAATCTTAGTTAATACTTTACCCGACCACTTATAAGAAACTCTAGGTCCTTTACCTGATTGGTTAGTTCCCATTGTGAAATGACCTTCGTATTTCATTAGTGAATATCCCACAATTTGGTTGCTAGTCTTTGAATAAAATTTTTCTTGCTTTTCTCATAAACAAGTGTCCCACATTTCATGCACTTGTAGGTTCCACTGCCTATGTAAAGATATTTTCGGGTTTCGCAATTTGGGCACTTTTTATTCATTTATATTATACTCCGTTCTTAAATTTAAATCGTTGCGTATTTCAATTAATGCTGCCATTATATAATCCTTATCACCTGGGTTTAAGGTTTTTGATTTTGAAGAATTCATTCCTAATTTTTTATCTTCCTTACCAGATGTAACAACATCAATGGGTTTATCAAAATAATCTTTTACTAATGTCTCTATAGTTTCATCACCACTAAAAGACTCTACCCTATTTTCTTTTGATGTAACTATTAATTCTAAAGTATCTAATTGTATTTTACTTTTCATTACTTATATTTATATTATATATTATTTTAATAATAGTTTATCTTCTAATTTATCTAAAAAATTAATCGTCCCAGAATCTAATTTGTATGTACCTGAATATTTAGAAGCAATAAATTCGGAGAAAGCTTCACTGGGATTTGAAGACGCATATACTGTTGGAAATTTTGTTCCAGTATAATTTGCTATCTTATATAAACTTGTTCCGTTAATTTTTAAATCCAAAATATTTTTATTATTATATATGGTATGTCCAATTTCATGAATTAAATTGTGTCCTTTAATATTCCCATAATACATTTCACTCCCAAATTGAGGGAAAATAACTTTTGATTTAGGCATATAAATAACATTTAAAGATTTGCCTTTTTGGAATAAATTAATAGACCGTTTAGCTGAAAAAGTTAAACCCCCAAGGTCAGTATTATATTTTGATACTCTTGTTATCTCGTTAATAATTGATTTACCATTTGACGATATAAAATTATTTAAAACTTTTACTTTCTTATCTCCTATAAACAACAATGATTTCTTTTCACCCATTCCCAATTTTAAAAATGCCTTTTGTCTTGCTTGCAACAATTCAAGTTTTTTAGATTGTAGTACCATCATTCCAATATCATCTAAATTTGAATGAGCTACTTTTGGAACTATCCCTACTGAATTATATTGATTTAAAGTTTGTCTTAAAAATTGTTTTCTTTGAATAGTTGTCAACGCTCTATAATCTGTTTTAAAAGTAGTCAAATCTGATTTTAATAAAGCTGAATTCTTTGTATAATCTTTTGTAAATGAATTAGCATATATTTTTTCCCCTTCTGTAACTTCTTGAACTTTAACTGGTTCAGTTAATCCAGCTGACACCTTATCACATCTACAGGAAATATGCAAAGGAACCATCGGTGCTGCATTAATTGGAAAGATTCTTCCGTCTAAATCCATACATAAATCACAATTATGAACTACCATATAATTAACTACATAACTATTATCATCTTCAACCGTCAAATTATATACTGGTTGATTTTTCTTTAATTTCCAACTTTTAAGCTTCTTAATTTTAATAGGGATGAAACAACCATTATATATTGCTTGATTAATTTGTTTCGTAATTTTATCAAAATTATTTCTAATATCTTTTCCTGATAAACGTAATGTATTAAATCCATATTTTTTAGCTTCAATATCTTTTTGTTTATCTAATAGAATAACATCTTTTTTACTATGCCAATATTCACCATCAACTTCAATAATTAAATTATAATCGGGTAAATAAAAATCTACCCATCTTCTTTTTTTGTCAAATTTAAAATATTTAGTAGAAATAAATGAGATATTTATTTTTTTTAACCACCAAGCTACCTTTTTTTCTATCCAAGTTCTTCCTAAATGATTCTTTCCTAATGTTTTATGAGCTTTTTTTAAAACTTCTGTTTTTCTTTTTATATCTTTATTTATTAAATTAAAAGGATGATTCGGATATTTAGCTGTTTTCTGATTTAATTTAACTCTTTTATTACGAAAATCAATATCATTTTTAAAATGTTCTTTTTTAGTTATCCCCATTCTTTTACATATCAACTTCCACCAATTGGGATTATCTAATCTTTTTTTATCAAATCCTTCTCTTGCTTTTATCCAACTTTTATTCTTTTTATTTCTTTTAGATTGTTCTTTATGTTGCTTTGGGTCTGACCATCTTCTTTGGTTGCCTACTTTAGAAGCACAAGATAATGAACAAAACTTATTTCCAATAGGCATTAAATTATTACATAAAGGACATTTTCTAGCAAAATAAAATATCTTATCCGTTAATAATAAATCCTTAGCTTGTACCCAAGTTTCTTCATTATCTCTCAAGACAAAAAAACTATGATTTAATGTAACAGTAATAGAAGAACTTTCAAGTTTCCCTTTTAAAGTTATCTTCATAACTTCTTCATTTGTTTTTCTATGCCAAGTTTTTAATACTTTTCTATATCTATCTTCATGTGTTAAAACAGATTCTCCAATTTTAATATCTTTAATATTCTTTATTCCTTTTTTTGTTAATACTTTTGCTGTTCCTTCCAAAATACAAACTCTATCATCACCTGCACTGAGCCACTGAACTTGTTTAATTCCTCCTCTTCTATAAGCACCTACTCTACCCTCTGTTAATGCTCTTGCTGATTCTGTTCTTGCTATCATTTCAGCATATCGCTTATCTGATATTATATAAGAATATCCTTTTCTAACTTGTACCTCATCAACTATTTTAGGATTAACAAATACTTTTTTAGGTCCTAATTTAATGTCTCTTAATCTTCTTGCTATCATATATGGACTTAATCCATCAGCAACTCCGACAGCAACTACTCCTCTTACCCTATCACTTAAGCCATTAGTAATATGTTTTAATGTTCCCCAAAGTTTTTGTTGGTAAGCTTTAGTTTCTCTAAATTCATGCCAAGGTAGTTGTTCAGGAGATTTTCCTAAATCAGATAATCCTCTTTCCATTCCTTGCCCATAACTAACTCCCATAACCGACCATAATCTAGGATGATTCATAACATTCATTGCTGTCATTTCTTCTCTAAAAATTCTATCAAATTTGATTACATCAAATGAATCTAATTTCTTTTTCATATTAAAGGATTTTTCTTTGTAGGATAGTTGTGCAGAAACTTGTTCTAATAAAACTGTTATAGCTATTTCAACAGCTTCTCTAATAATATCGTCAATAATATTTATTGTGTTATTAATTACTTCTGAATTATTTATTAACCGCTCTTTCTGTTTACAAATAACTTTTTTAAACCAATCTCTATTAATTGGAAATTCTAATTTGTCACGATAAGAATCTAGTATATTATCTATTTTAATAACTGAAATAAATTGCTTTACTTTAAACATTTTTTATTCTTCTGTTATTACTTCAGAAGGTTTAGTTATATCAATAAGTATTGAATCAATTCTTTCTTTAATATCATCAAGTTTAGCTTTTCTACCATCTCTTTCAATTGTTTCTCTTAATTCTCTTAATTGTGAAGGAACAAGTAAAGCATCTCCACCTTCTTCTAATTTAGAATAACCTAACATTTCTCTTGCTTCATTAATTGATATTATTCCCAACTTACCAATATCATTTAATATTTTTGATACTTCGGATAAAGTTAATTCTTGTTTAGGTTTTTCATAACTTATTTCTATATCATCATACCCAAATCCTTGTCTAATTAAAACTTCTGTTAAATGATGAGACTCTAAAGTTAATAAAGGAATAATTGCATCGGATGTAAATTGTCTCCTTTGTTCTTCTGAATTTAACTTTCCTGTACCTACATCTATAATGCCTAATACTATTGGTTGCATCCCGTATACTGCCATTATTTTATTTAGTATCCATCTTTGATATTCCATGAATTGCATTTCTTCTGGGCTTTCGGTTAACTTAGTAAATGAAACATCTTTATTTGAAGTTACCACAAATCTGCCAGCTTTATTTTTTGCTTGTGCTTTCCAAAACAGCATATTTCTTTTTAATTTCTTTTCTGCCATACCGGGAAAAGATAACACTCCTGAAATCATTCCATCATTTTCTAGTCTTCTTCTATTTAAAATAGCTGCTTGGTTATCAGCAATAATAGTATTATAAACAGATTCTATTGGGGACAACCCGTATACACTACCTGCTATGGGGTTTGCAACAAAATAAATTAATTCATCTGATTGAAAATCTGCTACTTTAACTCCATTAAACAATAATTTATATGCTGAATCTGTTTTAAAATTTCCATGTTTATCTACATTTACTTTTATATCTTGTCCCGCTATATCATAAAGTTCTTTAGGTTTTGCTGGATTTTTATTTTCTTCTACTTCGGCTTTTATAATTTTTGCTTTTATATCGTTTATTGTTTTATTATTTATTTTAATAGATTCGCTTAAATCTTTTTGGTTTTTTTGTTTTGATTTAAGTGTTAACATAGTTAATTTTTCAACTGCAACTTTTAATTTAACCTTTAATTGTTTAGATTCTTGACTTGCTTTAACTATTTCTAAAGCTCCTGCATCATAAATTAATATATCTCTTAAATATTTTCTTCTAATTGCATTAAAAGACTCTACCTTTGGATTAGGATTATCTAAAAGAGCTTGAATTTCATTAATTTTTTCTTCTATTTTTTTATTATCCTTTTTATCATCAGAACTTTCTTTAGCTTTAATAATTATTTTGTATTTACAAACTTCTTTAATTATTTTATCAGTACAAGCTCTTACCCAAGCATTTTTCCAATAACATTCCCATATTTTTGCATTAGTTAATCCAGATAATTGAAATATTTTATCCACATAGCTCTCGCCATATCCAACCCCATAAACGGTAGACTCCTCTATTATACCCCTTGAAGATTTTATAACTTTATTTTTATTAACCATTGGAATCTTCTCACCATTGCCTTTCTCAATACCTTTTTTTCCTTTTAAAAATTTCCACATTTTTTCTCCTTTTAAAAACTTTCCCCAACCCAATCACTAGGAACTTCATTACCAACATAATCTAACGCACTTTTAGTAAGAGCTGCAACGGTATCACTTACATCTTTTGAACCCCTATCAGTTCCTTCTTCAATGCTTCTTCTTAATGAAATCTCTGGATGGTCTACTTTATTATCTACTTTAATTAATTCCTCACATTCTCTTATAAAAACGGGATAGTCATAATAATCTATTGTTTTATTATAAATTCTTTCTTTTAAAGTTTGGTATGCTTCATCAGTTCTATCAACTGATAGTTGTTCACATTTAATTCCCTTTTTGTTTATGCACTGTTGAAAATCCACAGATTGATAACCATCTAAAGATATTTGCCCAAAAGGAAATCCTAAATCAACAAGTTTAAATATAAAATCTCTAATTCTCTCAAAATCAACTTCCCCTTCTTTAGAACGTAATTGCATCATAATATCTATAAAAACATGATAAGGTGCATCTTCTAATTGCATATTTTTTTTATATAGATGTCCTAATCCAAACCCAACAGCATCCCCATGTTGTTTTCCTTTTGCTAAATCTATATGAGCAAAATATAAAGCATCGCTATGTTGATTTTTTAAATCTGTTAAAAGTTTATCTTCCATTTCTGATAAGCCTGTTTTTATTTCAAGGTCATAAATTTCTTTTGTTTTAAATGGTTTAAAATGTGGAAATAAAACTAAATCATTTAAATCTTCAGTCTTTAAAGGATGTCCTACAAATGGAGACATTCTATTTTTATTAATTCCTTCTTTAATTTTTTCCCTATAAACAAAAAATGAATTACCTGCTCCCTTCATTAATATATTTTCTAATCTTCTTGTTGCCTCTTCTGGATTTTTATCATACGCTTCCTTATAATCTTCTTTTGTTTTACCAGGTCTAACTTCCCAAGTCGTCTTTTTACTTCGATAAATTTTCTTTTCTGTCTTTGATTGTTCCCATCTATAATTCATATAATCGTGTTCATGTCTTAAATAAGAAATTAAAATAATTCTAAATGTACTTCCTTCTTTACTACCCCATCTTGTTATTGCGGTAAACCATAAGTTATCATAAATTTCTTTTGCTTTATGTGGTTTAAATTCTGCAATCTCATCAAATATTGCTAACAATATATTCTTACCTTCACCCGAATATTTAACACTATTTAAACTATACGCGGTAATATTTTTTTTAAAATTAACTTTTGACACTTGTATATCTTTCAAGTCCCTCAAATCCATTCCCTTCTCCTCAAACCAATTTTTACCAGTAGCTGGATTTTTAACTGATTTCAATGCTGTAGTGAATCTATTAAAGAAAACATTCTTTGAATGAGCACCATTAACAGATATGTTAACTAAATCAATAGGTTCACTTTCAGTAAAATTTAAATATTTTTGGGGATTCCTTAAGCACATTAAAAAATAAGCTGTATAAATTAAAATGCGCGCGCATGTAAAATCTTTTCCTCCACCTTCTCCCCAAAATAATAAATATTCTAAGTATTCTTTACTCCATTCTTTACCTTTAAATAAATTATCAAGAACATCTAATTGAGGAATAGATAATGCCGGCTTTAACCAATCACTAAAGAAAACTGTAGGAGATACTGGAAATTCTTCCCAAACAGTATCTCCTTGCAGTGTATTAGCTACAGTCTCTGAAATAGTTGTTTTTATTAACTCATTTAAGTTCATATGTATTAATAAAGAAAAATTTCTTATGTTTTGTTTTTATTAACTATTCTTTTATTATTCAGGTTTTTTGACCTGAGTTTTCCCCTTCATTTGTTTATCTATACTATTTAACACATAACGAATATCCAATAAAAGAGTAGCAAAGAATTTATCTTTACCTTCTAGTTTTTCTACTTCTTTAACGTATTCTTCATATTTACTCATTTTACTTCTCCTCCTTTTTTGATTCTGTAACAGTCAGAATCTTTATGTGGTGTACTTACTTCTAAAACTTTTAATTCACTAACAGTGTTATTTCTAAGCTGGTGGGATTGTATTGGCTTAACGCGACATGTATCACCTCCTTGTGTTAAATAAATGTTTTGGAATCCTACTAATAAATCTAAAAACCCACTAATAACTATAAATGTTTCATCTTTTTCTTTATGAAAATGAATTGATGTTTGAAAACCAGGATTAATATATAAATACTTAGCACAATATAATTCATTATTTACTAACCATTCTTCTCTTCCCCATATTTTATTTATCGTCTTCATCTTCTTCCTTATAAGTTTTTAATTCTATAAAAGCATTTTGTTGTGCCTCTAGTGGAACAAATTTATAAATAATTTGAACAAAAAATTCAATTAACGGAGTTATTTTTGCATTAATTTTATCCACATGAATAAAGTTTTGTTGCAAAAATTTATCTTCTTTCCCAGTTAATTGTAGAATCTTTGCTTCTTCAGAAATTAATTTAACAATACTATCTAATGCTTTTCTTTCGTCATCTAGTGAACCTCGTGGGATAGTTAATTGTTTTCCATCTTTTCCTGCAACTGTAATTTCTTCACCCGCTTTATCACGTAACTTCCAATATTCTGTTTTTAAATGATTTAGTTCATCAATAAATCTTAAAATTTTATCTAATTTATTTTTTAGATAATCTGGATTTTTTGATATATATTTCGCATAACGTGTATTTAATTTTTTTACATCATTATAAACTGTCTGTGGATGAACCTTTAAAATCTCAGCAATTTTGGCTTGGGAATATCCACGTAAAATATACTCTTGTACTGAATCTCTTCGTTTAATTATCAGTTTGTTTAACATATTCCCTAACTATTATTTTGATTTTATATAATTCTTTTGTTATGGTAGCTGGACACATTTTTATTTTTTTGGCTATGTCAATATTTTTATAATTTTTAAGTTTCATTTCTAATATAATAAACTGTCTACCTGTTAACCTATTTTTTAAATCAATTAAATGTAAGTTCAACCCAATTTTCTCGTATGGGATAGTTAAATATTTTATTATTTCCATAGAACTAATCTTCTGATTCCTTTGAGAAAAAAGAATCTATGGAAATTGAATTAGCTAAAGGATTCTTCATATGCTTTTTTAATCTATTTAATAGATGCCATTTACAACGTAAGAACCACCAACCAACTTTTTTTGTTCTACTTTCTTTATTTCTTTTATAATCTTTAATAATCATTAATTTTAATTCCTGAATCGTATCTTCTTTATGCTCAGAATTTAACCTAAATTTCCAAGCAAGATAATCTAAGGGTTGTGAAAGTTCATTTAATA